TACGGCACTAAAGAAAAATGGGCATATAATACAGCATCAGATATATTTGTAGAAACAGCGATGGCATTGTGGATGGTGCTATGAACAAAACGATAGAAAAATTAGAAAATGGAGATTTTAAAGTTATCAGTACGAGTTATAATATTCCTGTTACTTATAGTTACATTGACAGGGTGTGATTCTGGTTGGTCAGTATGTGGTTGGGAAGTTAAGTGAGTAAGCCATTGAATGATGAATTGCAAATACATATATCAGTTAAATGGGCAGTTCAAATATTATTATTTGTTTTTACTCTTACTGGGGCTTGGTACACTTTAAAGCAAAACATTGCTGATAATACTAACGAAATAGAGCATATAAAAGAAAGTCTAATCGAGTATGAGAAACTATTAGATGAGAGGGTAAGTCGATTAGAAAAATACAAAGAACAAGAATTGGAAGAGGTTAATAAATCTCTTTTATCAAAGGTACTAGGAAGGGATGAGTAATGGACACGACAGCAATGTTGGAAGCATACGGCACTTTAGGAGCTACTGGGGTCATTTCTCTGCTTTTTGGATTTATGATAACAAATTTAATAAAGTCACAATCAGCACAAAATGATAGCCTTGATAAAATTTCGGTTGATATTGCAAAAGCAGAAGGCACTACAGCCAATGTAGAATCAATCTTATTAAAATTATTAGATAGAATACAAAGGGATGGGGAACAACAATCAGATGAAAGGAATAGAAGGCATGAATCAATGATGAAAGAAATAGATGATCTGAGTGATAAAGTAAGTTATCTATCTGGAAGAATTAATGGTGGTGGAAAGCATTAAAATGGACACTTTAAAAATTATGGCAATTAGTTTTAGTAACTATGCAATAGGATTAACTGAAATACATGAAGCATTACAAATAGTAGTTGCTTTATTATCAATAATACTACTTGTAACAAATATAAGGAAAAACAAATAAGATGGATATAAAATCAATGCTTGTAAAATTAGCTGAAGAACAAGCAGATAAAATGAAAGAAGAAGCTGTAAAGCATTTAGGTTCTGATGAAATGACAGAAAAGATTGCTACTGCTATCAATAAAAAGATTGACATCCCATTTGTATCAGAAGATAAAGAACAAATATTTTTTGAAAAGATGGTCGATGTTGTAACTGATGTTTTAGAAGGTCTATTTAAAGGAAAGTAAAATGCTGTCAATATTATTAACAATAACTCTCGCTAATACAGATAGTGTAAAGGTAGAAAAAACCACTCATCCTACATACAATGTAATGGCTTACAATATGGAAGATGTCAAAAAGAAAAAAAAGAAAGGTAAGAAATTATCTCAAAAAGGTAAAAAGAAAAAGAAAGGCTTTTTTTCAAAGGTTTTTGGAAGTAAATAATGCCTAAAAAGCGTGACTCAAGATTAACTAGGTATGGCTTAAGGGGTTATAATAAACCTAAAAGGACTCCAAAACATCCTAAGAAATCTCATGTTGTGCTTGCAAAAGTAGGCAGTAAAGTCAAGTTAATTAGATTCGGTCAGCAAGGTGTTAGAGGTGCTGGCAAAAAACCCAAAACAAAAGCTCAGAAAGCAAGGCGTAGATCATTCAAAGCAAGGCATCGAAAGAATATAGCCAAAGGTAAAATGAGTGCCGCTTATTGGGCAAATAAGGTAAAGTGGTAAAATGCCTAAGAAAAGAAGAAAATCAAGAGTTAATCAAGCTGGCAATTACACTAAACCAGCATTAAGAAAGAGACTTTTCTATAGAATTAAGGCAGGTAGTAAAGGTGGAAGAGCAGGACAATGGTCAGCAAGAAAAGCCCAGATGTTAGCTCGTGCTTATAAAAAAGCAGGTGGGGGGTATAAATAATGCCATTAAAGAAACCACAGAGAAGTCTAAAGAAGTGGACAAAACAAAAATGGGGATACATAACTAAAAGTGACTCAAAAAAACCAAGAAGCAAACGTGGTCGTTACCTACCTGAATCAGTTAGGAAAAGTCTCAGTCCTAGCCAAAAAGCTTATGAAAACAGAAAGAAACGAAAAGCATCTGCAAAAGGTAAGCAACGAGCCAAGTACACAAAGAAAATTGCAAAAAAAGTAAGGAGGGCATAATGCCAAAAGGTAAAGGATACGGATTCGGAAAAGCCAAGCCAAAGAAAAAACGTAAGTTAATGAAAGGCAAGAAGAGGAAGTAATGTACAAGTTCGGCAAGCGGAGTCGTGAAAGACTCAAAGGTGTGGATACAAGACTGGTAAATGTTCTTAACGAACTGATTAAAATAATGGATGTTACTGTAATTGAAGGACTCCGTTCTGCCGAAAGACAGGAAGAGTTGCTTGCTAAAGGTGCTACTAAAGTAAAATACTCAAAGCACATGGAAGGCAAAGCAGTTGATATAGCTCCATACCCAATAGATTGGAAAGATAGAGATAGATTTCATTACATGGGTGGCATGATTCGTGGCATTGCTTTAAAATTGAATACACCTGTTAGATGGGGTGGAGACTGGGATAGCGATGGCGAAGTTAAAGACAATGGATTTGATGATTTAGTCCATATAGAGCTAAAAAGTTAAATGTTTAACAAATTACTATTGCATAAAAAACAATGAAAGATTAAGTTAGGAACAGCATGGCATATTGCACAAATAGAGATTTAAAAGATGTATTTCCGTCAATAGATGAATTTGACACAAAAACTCCTATATACGGCTGGGTAGTTCATAGCGGTAGTTTATACAGGGCAGACAACTGTGGTCTTGTTACGCAACTTTTTGCAAATGGTCAAGACTTAGGTGATGCTGAAGCAAATAGCGGAGAGGTGAATGTTAATGGAGAATGGTATTACGAATCTACGCTAGATGCAGTTTATTATTATAATAGTGCAACCAACCCCAATGATATGCTTATGGAATCTGGGGATGACTGGGCAACACTAAAAACACGCTATATATCAAATGCTGAAAAGTACCTTGACTCTAGGCTTGACGGCAGACTACCCAGAAAGCAATTCAAAGACAAAGATGGCAACTACGATTACATCCTAATAAGAACAACAGCACTACTTGCGTGTTCTTTTTTAATAAGGGCATCTCAGCCAACATCAGAAATAGCAGATGCATTATTTGAAGAAGCTGAAAAGAATATCTTTTCTTTAAATGAAGGTACTACCAAACTATCTTGGCAAGTAAGTGGGGATGCTACTCATGGAGTAATTAGAGAGGTATCTGTTAGCGGTAGTGTTAGAATAGTAGATACAAGAGGTTCTTATTACGATATTTATGATAGGGTTGGGGTAAAGATAACGACAGCAGGTGCATTAGGTACTGCTAAATATTCTGTATGGCTTAAGGATGGAGACAATCTGGGAGCTGAAAGAATGAATAATGGAGCTACTGCTGATTACATAGATACAATCAATGGGCAATATCAAACTCTGGCAAGTGGTGTGCAATTAAGATTTGCAGGAGATACGGCAGACACAGCTACCTTAAATGATAAATGGGAAATAGAATTTTTTGGCAAGAATGAAAGCCTTGATGATACAGGAATGCCATATTCTATTAGCATGACTCGTAGATAATGCCAGTTACTTTTGTTAATATCTGGGAGACAAAGATTTTGGATACTATCAGAACTTTTCTTAATGATGAGTTTGCAGGTAGTATCCCAGTTTATACAGGAAATTTTAAAGACATGGGCAACCAGTCCATTCGTCTTAACCCAGTAGGTTCTGATCTTGTTGAGTTTAATGCAACGGCAGAAACTAGGGAGTATATTTTAGATGTATCTTACACATTTAAAGAAAACATGGTAAAAAAGGATACTTGGGAGCATATACTTCGACAAGTATCACATATAGAAGCATTGTTTTTTGACAATCAAAATAACACTTTTTATAATGGCAGATTTGATACAGCTAGGATTAATGAAAAAACAGAAGCTGAGCAAGCTATAGAAGGGTTAAATGTTATTAGATGGGAATGGCGAGCTTCATATATGGGAAATATATCTTAAAGTAATAAGGAAAAGATATGAAAGTTAAATTAAAAGATAAAAACAATAAATTGCCGAATTGCTGGAAAGAATGCGGTTGCTCATTTGAAGATTGGCAAGAACTTCAAAGTGGCAAAAGCGTAGAAGTAAGCAATTTAAATAATCTGGAGCATCTATTTGATGTTGATGCCCCAAAACCAAAAAAAGGAGATAAATAATGGCAGTATCTGCAAAAGTTTTTTCACCAAAAGAGTGGAAAGTTGCAGTTGTATCTGATGCTACTAATGCAGGAGATACTGGAATAGGCTCTACAATGCGACAGTTAGATGTTGATTCTGTAGGGATGCCTTCCCTAAACCCCAATCAAGTTCTCGATGTAAGAAGTGGGGCTGGAAGAACATTTAAAGATGAAGATTTTTTTCAAGACAGTATATTAAGAGTGTCTGAAATATCTTTATCGGGT